GAGTACGGCGCGTGGCCTGAACAGCGAAGCCGGATGTTCACCCTGGCGCAGGCCAGCCCCACCATTCAGGACAGGTTCCCCAACGCGGGGCTGGAGGGCTGCATCTACGGAGCGCTTGAGGCGCTGACGGATTCGCTCCTCTCACGCGAGTGGCGGCGGGAGGACGGCGCGGAGCTTAAAATCGAAAGGCTTCTCATCGATGCCAACTGGGGCGCGTCCACGGACGTGGTGTACCAGTTCTGCAGGCAGTGCCGCTGGGGAGGCATCGTCTGTCCGGCGCACGGTCGCTATGTCGGGGCGTCCTCGAAGCCGATGACGGAGTACCGCCGACAGGCGGGGGACCGCATGGGCTTCAACTGGATGATGCCCTCGGTCGCGGGCAAGCGGGCGATACGCCACGTCATCTTCGACAGCAACTTCTGGAAGTCATTCGTCCACAGCCGCCTCGCCGTGCCGCTGGGCGACAGGGGATGCCTGTCGCTCTGGGGGCGGCGGCCCGACATCCACCAGCAGATGGCCGACCACCTGACCGCCGAATACCGCGTCAGGACGGCTGGGCGCGGGCGCGTCGTGGACGAGTGGAAGCTTCGCCCCGACCGCAGCGACAACCACTGGCTGGACTGTCTGGCGGGGTGCGCGGTCTGCGGCTCGATGCTTGGGGCGACGATGCCCGAGTTCGGAACCGCCGCGCCGCTAAAGAGGCGCTCCGCGCCGATCAAACTGTCGGAAATCGCGGCGGCGAAGAGAGCCGACGATTCGACGCCCGTCCACGGCGGACGGCCAAGAATCAGGCTCTCGGAACTGCAAAACAGGAAAAAGTGACGGAAAAGCCGCTTTTTTCGCGGAAGGGGGAGAACAAAAACGGCGGTTTTCTTTAATAAATAGGTGACGGGGGGAAATGCCAATCCGCGGAAAAAAACGGAAACATTCCAGTTTTTTGCCGCAGGGGGAGAACAAAAACACCGATTTTCTTTAATACATAGGTGATGGGGGAAAAGGGGCTTTCCCGCCTTTCCGCGCGGTACCGGCCAGAGAGAACGATTGCCGCCGCGCGGACGGGGACCCTTTGCCCCATATCACTTTCACCATGGGAGAAGACATGAACTACGGAAGCGTGTGCAGCGGCATCGAGGCCGCGACCGCCGCGTGGAGGCCGCTCGGCTGGAGGGCATTGTTCCTCGCCGAGGTCGAGCCGTTCCCCTGCGCGGTGCTGGGCCATCGGCTCGGCGCGACGCGCCCGCTGCGCCCGCTGGACCCGGCGGAGGCGGCGGACGAGAAGGACAGGAAGAACCGCGAGTCCTGGCTCCGGCAGCTCAAGGAGGCGCCGGAGGGCGGGACGCTGCCCAACCTGGGCGACTTCACGAAAATACGGAAGGAGGACTACAATGGAGACATCGACCTGCTCGTCGGAGGAACGCCGTGCCAGAGCTACTCCATCGCCGGGCTGCGGAAGGGGCTCGCCGACCCAAGGGGAAATCTGGCCCTTGAGTTTGTGCGCCTGGCTTACCGCACAGGCGCGCGGTGGACTGTCTGGGAGAACGTTCCGGGCGTCCTGTCAAGCGGGGCCGGAGGCGATTTTGCCAGCCTCCTATCGCTGCTGTGCGGATGGGAGGTCCCCGTCCCAAGCGGCGGATGGGGGCGGTGCGGGATCGTCGCAAACGCCCCCGGATGCTACGGGCTGGCTTGGCGAGTGCTGGACGCACAGTATACCCGAGTTCCCATGTTCCCCCGCGCCATCCCCCAGCGGAGGCGGCGCGTGTTCCTTGTCGGATACCGTGGCGGGGCTTTCGGAGGTCCTCTGGACTGGATGCATCCCGCGTCGGTACTTCTTGACGGAGAAGTGCGCGAAGGGGATACTCCGCCGCGCCGAGCGCCGGCACAGGGAGCTTCCGCCGCTGCTTCTGGCGGCGCTGAAGCGACAGGCGAACGAGGAGTGACCACGCTCGTCCCCTACGGGATGCGGCTCGGGGCGCACACGGACGGCGTGGCCTCGACAATCGCGAGGATCGACGCCAAGTTCCCGCAGTGCGTCTGCAAGGAGGAATGCGGCCAGGCGGAACAGCCGGGGGAGGCCAGCGGCTTCAACTTCGAGCTGTTCACGGGCGAGTGCAAGGGGCACTCGCCCTGCCTGGGGGCGACCCGCGCGGGGGACACGATGGTGTACGGCGAGGACGTGCCAGAGACACTGCGGATGCGCGAGGGGTGCGCGGGCGGCGGCAAGGGGCCGCTTGTCTCGCACAACGTCTCGCTGACGCTCTCGACCTCCAACGACCAGACGCTCCTCGAAAAGAGGGACGCGAGGTGGTGGGACGGGAGCGACAAGGCCGACACGCTGACCTGCACGGGCGACGCGCAGCGGATGCCCGACAAGGGGCGTCTCCAGTGCGTCGTGGACATGCGGCAGCTTGAGGCCGAGACGGACGGCAATGTGTCGCCCACGCTCCTCTCCACCGACTACAAGGGAGGCAAGGCGGTCGTCGAGACCGCCGAAGGAGAAAGACCTGAAAGCGCGGTCTGCCCGACGCTGGAGGCGAACCTCTTCAACAAGAACACCTTCCAGGACTGCGACAAGTTCATCATCGAGAAGAAGTCCGATGAAAACGCCGTCTGCTTCACGCAGAACCAGCGGGACGAGGTGCGCCTCATGGGAGGCGACGGGGCCGTCGCGGGCTCGGTCTGCGCCATGCAGGCCACCAAGCAGCAGAACCTCATCGCCTACGAGAACCACCCGCAGGACGGTCGCGTGAAGGAGTCGGGGGACGTGTCTCCGGCGATAACGGCGCAGGCGGGGACGGGAGGGAACAACCTTCCGTTCGTCCAGCAGGTGGACGGAAAGGGAGTCTGGCGGGACGACAATTCGCTGCCGCCGTGCTTCCACCTGAACACGAGGGACGAGCTGATACCGACCGAGGTTCCCGGCGCCCTGATGGCGACCCGGAACGAGCGGATGCAGTCATACATACCTATTGAAGAGGAACACCAGGAGGATGAAAATGGGCGAGAATGACGAATCGAAGCCCCTGGCGTTCATCAAGAACGACGCGGGCGGCGTCCAGCAGGGATTCTGGGAGGACGTGTTCCCCACGATCCGCACGGAGATAACCCCGGCGATCGCCCAGAGGGAGTGCTTCAGCATAACGCCCTGCGACGCAAACGGGACACGCAAGGACCGCCCCGACGGCGGTCTGTACGTGACGCCGACAGACGCGTCGAAGACGCTCACGCGCGGCAACCCGAACACGGAGACCGTGGTGGTCGAGCCTGCGGGACAGCAGACGGTCTTCAGCAAGACGGCCAGGCCGACCGAGGCGGGCGGATGCCCGAAGTTCGAGGAGACGGGCGTGGCGAACACGCTGAACCTCCGGGACCGGGGCGAGACAAGGGCCAACGAGCTCGTCGTGGTCGAGCCGCCCGTCATATCGCTCGACGGCGACAAGATGGGCAAGGCGGAGCGCGAGGGCGGCAGCGGCCTCGGCGTGAACACGGAGGACGTGATGTACACGCAGACGGCCAAGGACGTCCACGCAGTTGCATACGGTGAGCGCCAGTCGGGCGCGGACCTCTACAACGGCCAGGAGACGGGCGAGGTCGCCGCCACGCTGGGCGCGCATTCCTGCGCCACGCCGGGGCGGATGGGGCCGTCGGTGCTGAAGATCGACACCGTGGTGGACATGATGGGCGGCAAGACGGGATGCCACATATCGAGGGAGGACGTCTCGCCGACGCTGGCGACCAGCCACGGCGAGAGCCACGCGGTCGCCTACGGCGCGTCCTTCGACGTGAACTTCGGATGCCCCGTGGAAAGGGAACTGGCGCACACCCAGACCAACGGCACGTGCCCAGGCCACCATTCCGGCGTCGTGGAGGAATGCGTTCCCATCGACATGAGGAACGCCACGCGCGACGCGGAGAAGCGGGACGAGACCAACCGCCAGGGGGCGGGGATCGGGGAGGACGGAGCGCCCGCTCCGACGGTGACGGCCAATCCCCCCGGCGTCGGCTGGCGGGCGACCGTGAGGCGTCTCCTGCCCGTCGAGACGGAGCGGCTGATGGGCTTCCCCGACGGCTGGACGCAGATCCCCTGGAAGGGGAAGCCGCCCGAGGAGTGCCCCGACGCGCCCAGGTACAAGGCCTGCGGCAACAGCATGTGCGTGAACGTGATGAACTGGATCGGACTCCGCATCGACGCGGAGGAGAGGAAGATACAGGAGGAGCTTGCCAATGGGAGAGGAGAACACGGACAGGAGCCTTGACGACGCCATCCGCAGGGCCGCGGGCGGTCCCAAGTTCGCCGAGGCGGACGGCCAGCGGGTCGAGCAGCATTCGCTCTCCGACCTCGTGAAGGCCGACCGCTACCTCGCCTCCAAGGAGGCGGCGAAGTCGCGCGGCGGCGGGCTCCGCATAAGGAAGATGGTGCATTCGGGGGCGTGAGGATGTTCGACAGACTGAAATCTTTTTTCAGCCCCGCCAGGGCGAGGACGGTCATCAGAACAGTGAAGGCCCGCTTCGACGCTGCGCAGACCACCGCCGACAACGCGCGGCACTGGTCGGCGGCGGACGCCCTCTCGGCGGACGCGGACGCCTCGCCCGAGGTGCGAAGGATTCTGCGGATTCGCTCGCGCTACGAGGTGACGAACAACTCCTACGCGAGAGGGCTTGTGCTGATGCTGGCCAACGACACCGTGGGCACGGGGCCGCGCCTGCAGATGCTCGGCGAGGACGAGGGGCTCAACGACAAAATCGAGGCCGCGTTCGCGCGGTGGTCGGAGGCCGTCCGTCTTCCACAGAAGCTGCGGACAATGCGGATGGCGCGGTGCCAGGACGGCGAGACCTTCGCCGTGATGCTCTACAACCCGCGCCTCAAGGGGAAGGTGAAACTGGACATCGCCGTGGTCGAGGCCGACCGCGTCAGGGGCGAGAGCCTGCTGGCGGACAAGGAGGACGAGTGCGACGGCATACGCTACGACGCCTGGGGAAACCCCGTCTCGTACAGGATTCTCCGCAGGCATCCGGGCGACCCGTCCGCCGTCTCCATCAACGAGGAGGCGGTCGCCGTGCCGGCAGAACACGTCATCCACGTGTTCAGGCAGGACAGGCCGGAGCAGCGGAGAGGCGTCCCCGAACTCGCGGCGGCGCTGGACCTGTTCGCGCAGCTGAGGCGCTACAACAAGGCGGTGCTCTCGGCGGCGGAGGCCGCGGCGGACTTCGCGGCGGTCCTCTACACTGACTCGCCGCCCGACGGCGAGGCGGACAGCCTCGACCCGATGGACACGATCCAGCTTGAAAGGAACATGATGCTGACCATGCCCGCGGGCTGGAAGCTGGGGCAGCTCGACCCGAAGCAGCCGTCCTCCACCCACGCGGAGGCGGTCAAGTGCTACCTCACGGAGATAGCGCGGTGCGTCTGCTCCACATACGGATGCGTCTCGGGCGACTACAGCGGATACAACTACGCAAGCGGGCGGCTCGACAACCAGATATACAGGAAAGGCATCTCGGTGGACCGCTCCAAGTGGGAGGCGGAGGCGCTCAACGCGC